TTTCCGCTTTTCGGATCTCAATATTGAGATTCTCTGTTGCTAGCAGTCTGGCTAGCGTGGATTTTGTTGTTTCTAGGTTAGTCATTGTTCCCTCTCAGTTACCTATGTAGTTTACATGGGTTGGACGAGAAAGTCAAGACTGTTGTTTTTCTGCTACACTGTCAAGTTCTGTTGACACATCATCAAAAAATTTTATTAGATTGTTTTCCGAGACTGCGGCCAAGGCTTCTGCTTTTTTTCTCGCCCTGGTTGCTAACGCTTTAGCCACAGTCTCTGGATTTTTCATCGGATTGTTTCTTGATAGTTTAGCCCTAACTTCAGGTCTGTTGAGTGCTTCTTTGCGTTTAGCCCTAACTTCAGGTCTGTTGAGTGCTTCTTTGCGTTTAGCCTTAACTTCATGTCTGTTATTTATTTCTTTCATTATTTCTTTGTGTTTAGATTTAACTTCAGGTCTGTTCAGTGTTTCTTTGCATTTAGCCCTAACTTCAGGTCTTTTCATTCCATTGTTTCTTGATATTTTAGCCCTAACTTCAGGTCTGTTCATTGTTTCTTTGCGTTTAGCCCTAACTTCAGGTCTGTTCATTGTTTCTTTGCGTTTAGACCTAACTTCAGGTCTGTCCATTCTTTCTCTGAATTTAGTCTTAATTTCAGGTTTGCTCATTGCTTCTTTATGTTTAGCCCTAAATTCATCAGACATAATTAAACCACTGGTACCCTCACCTCCGTCAGTCAAATTTCTTAAAATTCCTGTACCATTATCTATTCTTCCATATTTTGCTATTAATTCCACTTCAAGTGCAAATGCTTTATCTTCACTCAAATCTTTAGTATGGAATACAATTCTACTCTTATCTTTCGGCGGCCGAATTCTTCTATTGTGTGTTCTAAAAGCCCTATCGCCCTTACCCTTTCCAACATAATAAGGTGTGCCGTTTTTTCTCAGATACATATACACATAAAATTCATTTTCTTCATTCATCAATCTAACCTCTGAAATTTGTAATCAATTTCATACCGAAATTGTTTACACCCTTTTCAATCTGCACACCGTTCTTGAGAAAGTCAAGACTGTTGTTTTAAAACAACATTTGGCTCCCTGGAGTTTTAAAACAACATTTGGCTCCCTGGAGCTGGAAATCCTAAACTCTCTCTTCTATCATATTTGTATTCTGGATAATATGGTCCATCCATATCAATATAGTGAAGGAATGTTTGAATGTGATAATTTCCTGTATATTCATTTCGCCAATGCGTCAAATCAGTGCCTTTATACATTACAAGATCGCCTGGTTCCATTTCAACTTCAACGTCATTGCCATTTAAATCTGTAAAATAAATTGGCCAATCATTATCTTTTTTCAAACATAATGTCGCCGAGTATTGACAACTTTCTCTATCAGTATGTTTATCTAGACTTGCTTGATTATAATATATTCTGAAATATGAATAAGATTCACACAATCTTTTATGTGTAATTTCAGAAAACGCATCTTTTAACATAGGAAGTAATGAATCTGAAATTATGCTTCCATATAAAGCAAAAGATTTCGGAGTTTGATAATCCCCAAAAGGATAAGGATCAATTGATGTAGGTTTTCTAATAAAAGTTAAAAAATTTTTTTCTAATAGTTGCGTTTGAATAGCTGCGTATTCTATGATATACGATGGTAAAGCATTCTTAACTATCTCATATAAATTTTCTTTGAATGCCATTTTTTATCCTTTAAAATTTGTAATCAATTTCATACCAAAATTGTTCACACCTTTCTTAATTTTGATATCATTCTTGAGGATCAGCTGGTTTTTCTTGAATGGGCCATAATCAACATAATGATGCCAGCGACCATATCTCCAGACAACTCTCGCAACATCAGGATGCAAGTCAGCAAGCATTTGTGATTTTTTGATTGTGCCCTGAGCATTCAGTCTACCATCTCTCCATTTGCTTTTGTCTAAATCACCTTCAGCATGATAAAATTCTGCGGTGTTACCACCCTTGACTGTCTGTGTTGCTGCTTTACCTTGAAGAAAAGCGTTGAATTGAATAGTGCAATCACCATCTTTTAATACACGCAAACAAATATCTGTATCTTCATTGTAACGACCACGCCACCGATGTTTACAATCATTTGAAATAAGTAATGTAGAATAGATTCTGGTATTCTTCACATACGGCGGATACTTTTGATTTGGTGCAATGAAAAAGCGATATTGAAATCCTGAAATTGGAACATTTTCAAAGCGATCAATGAATTGTTCTGCTGCATAAAATATAACACCAGATTCAACTCGGATTCTTTTGTTTTCATTCAAGCGATAAAAGTCTGCAATATTATCATCTAATACCCAGTGCTTTTCAGCACCAATTGAAATCGCATGATCCCATGCATAGTTTCTTGCACGACCTGGACCATCACCATGATTTGAAAATGGTGCAACTAAGAGTGTTACATAATCACGGATGTTGAATGTGTCTAATGCTTTATCATAACTCTTATGATCTTGAGGTTCAATCACAATGTAATGCGGCACTTTCATGCGTGAAAGTGACTTTGATGTAATCATTGTATCCGCTCTACCTTTAGATACAATATATACAGGATGCTCAGGATTAATCGTCATACTCTTTTCCATATCGTAGGCTTATTGTTCCATAAGTTGCAATTCACTTTTTCATAACCATTCAATCTTATGTAGCGATTAAACAAGCGACTGATTTTACTTTGATCAACTGTGGTGTTATCATACTCATAAGTTTTATAATGTCCAATAGACCATGTATTAAAAGCATTTGCTATAATAAAATATTGTGGATGAATTGCGTCTACAATTTCTTGAAAGTGTTTTGTGGGATTTTTGATATGTTCAAAGTATTCGGAAGCAAAAACAAAATCAACATCATGCTTAATATCATGGACTGATTCAATCAAATTAAAATCATAAGTTTCACTCATTCGTTCACAAAAGGTCCACTGTTTGGTATTCTTTAAATTGATAGCGTATCCTTTCGCTTGCGGTAGAATTTGCTTCAACGCACATGTACTATAACTCAATCCGCAACCAATGTCAACGAACGATTTGGAATCTTTGATAAGTTGGTATGCTGAAGACTTTGCAATACGCTTGATGTATTCTCTGCTATAAGTTGCATAACAATTGAAGATGTCTACAAAGTAATAATCATCATCATATACACAATAAGCATTCTCACCACTCTCAAGTTTATCATACCATTCTTCAGTTAATCTTTTGAATAGTTCTCCACTCTTCAGTAAGTTTGCTGCTTCAACTTCGCTAACATTATGAATTGTTTTATATTCGTGAATGAATGACTGAAACAGGTTTTGTTTTTTGATATTTAAAAAATCTATTCTACTATCCATCGTAATAACGCATTCTCTGTTCTATCAAGTTTAGGATGCCAAATTGATTTTGTTTTGTCACTCAAATTCTGACCAATTAGCTTTGCAAATTCTTCGTAATCTTCTTTATTACGAAAGTGAACGTAGATTGTTTTGTATGTAGGATTATCTTCTTGCTTATATTCTGGCATACCTTGCCAGAGTTTTTTCCATTCTGCTTCTTCTTCAACTTCTAATAACTTCTTATCTTCTTCAGTTAGATCCATCATCTCAGTCAAGTCCAAAGAACCTGTAGCGGTTTCTTTCACACCCATGAGACTTTCATAGTGTGTAGACTCATCAACTGGTTTGATTTCAACTTTCTTTTTTGCCATTATTCAATCTCCAATTTTCTTACTGGAATGTTACACTTTGTGAGAAATTCAATACCATCATTGCTTCGGTACTCTTGATTATAAAATACTTCTAAAATACCACTTTGATAGATAAGTTTAGCACAATCTAAGCATGGAGAGCAAGTCACAAATAAAGATGCACCATTTCCACTCTCGGATGATCTTGCTAACTTTGCGATTGCGTTTGATTCTGCATGAAGGACTTCTGGTTTAGTTTTCCATTCACTCTCAAGCTGTGCTGTCTCAGACCAATACTCACATATATTATTCCAACCTGTTGGCATACCATTATATCCAATTGATATAATTCTATCATCTTTTACCACCACTGCTCCCACTTTTTTTCTTTTGGCATAACTATGCTCTGCAAAGAGTTTAGCAGTCTTCATATAAGTGCCTAAGTATTTTTCTTTAATCATTTATTTGAATCCAAAAGGACATTTGCTTTTACTTTCTGTATGATCAACTACTTTTCTTTTTTCCTTATACAAATTCAGCGAATAATTAACATCAACAAACCTTTTAGCATAGTCTATTTTTGAAAACTCTTCACTTGTTATCAGAAAATTTTTAATTTCAACCGATTCTTCAAATAAAGGATGTAATGCTAACATTGGAGTAAATGCTGGAATTTCAATATATTGTTTTTCACCTGCAATTAGAAAAAAGTTAACATTAACATCACGATTGTATTTAAATTCTAAAACTCCAGGCATAACCGTCATACAATTTATTAAATTTCTATTATTATAAATTGGATTTGAAAGTAGAAAATATTTTTCTTTCTTTGTTCTAAAAATCCACGGAGATATAACTTTTATATTATATCCATCATGATGTGCAAATTTTAAAAATTGATTTTTATGATGACTCTCAACTTCAGTAGCAGAGTTTGATGATTTCCACTCAAAAGTACCGTCACCATTTAGACTTATCTTTAGATTTGTCCAAAGAGGCATTGTTATACCTTTTCTATAAAATTCTAAAATTGCTGTACAATTTTTTATTGTAAACTTATCATTTTCAATTTTTTTAGTTTTTTTCCACCAATCAGGAAAAAATTTTATCATACTTTCTATTTTAGCGTGTTCATATACAAGTTCATCTGTAGTAAAACATTCAAGAATAACTTTTGATTTTTTAAACCAAAAAAACATATCAAATCTCCTGATTCTTTGCCCGTCTTCTAAGGATTGTTCTTTTTCTTAACGCTCTGTCAGATTCAAACTTAGATGCAGCTTGTGTAAATACTTTTCCTTCCATATGATCATATTCATGAAGTATGACACGGCATGTAATACCCATAAATCTATCTGTTTTAGTTTCACCATACTGATCCGTATACCGAACACGCACCCATTCTGGACGTTTGATATTTAAGTATAACAATGGAAAACTTAAACATCCTTCTTTCAATGATATAAGTTTTTCTGATGTTGCTACGATTTTTGGATTGAATAAAGCAGTTGGTTTATTATCATTCGCTCTAATTACAAACACACGATAATCTAAACCAACTTGATTAGCAGATAGTCCTAGACCATCGTTAGCGACCATTGTTTCATTTAAATCGTTAGCAAGTTCAATAGGATCACATGGCGGATTTGTAAAATCAAATTCCATACAAGGTACTCTCAGTATAGGCGCAGTCTCTTTCAATAGTTCATATTTCATTTTGCAATCCTTGAAAAATTATTTACCTTTTCAAATTTTATTGTGTTATCAAATCTATCTTGGAGAGCATCACCTTTATGACTGATAACAAATAGATTGCTATCATCCAACATAGCAAGAATTTTCATTAAGTCTTCAGTGCCGTTAGCATCTAAGGATGAATCAAAAATTTCATCAAGTATCAATAGATTGGTATTCGCTGAGTTTTTCAGTTTTGCAACTGCTCTCCATGTCAGCATCAACGCCATATCTATACGCTGTTTTTCACCTTCACTGAATGACGCATAACTAAAATCATCACGGTGTCTAGACTTAATTGTTTCTTTAAAAGATTCGTCAAGCGTAAAGTTTACAAAGAAGTCCATTGCTTGAAGATTCTTGTTGACCAACTTATTAATGATTGGTATATATTGTTTTACAATTCTTGTTTTGATACCACCGTCTTTGAGTAAAGATGTAGCAGCATCATAATATGATTTTTGTGTACTCAATTCTGACTGCTTTACCTGAAACTCTTTTAGTTGCTCTTCAACCAAATTCAATTTTTCTTTTTGTTCATTCAAGTCTGTTTTAGAATTCTTTACGGATTCTAATTCACGATTCAAAGAATCAAGGACACTCTTTGCTGCAAATGCTTTTATTTGCCATTTAGAAATTTCAGCATTGTTAGTTGCAATTGCACTTGCTATGCCTTCATATAAATTTATTTTATGTTTGAGTGCTAACGATTCTTCTTCAAGCGTTTTAATCGCTGTGCTCACTTCTTCATGCTTAGATGTTTTATCTGATATAACTTTTTGCTTGAATGATTCCGTAATTGTCTGCTTGCATGTTGGGCATGTTTCAGTGTTATGATAGAATGCAATGTCATTGCAAATTTTATCACTTGTTTTTGTCAAGTTAACTTTGATTGTTTGCTGCTTCTCCAACTTCTTTTGTGATGATGCTAAATCAACAATTTCTTGAGTTAGCAATTCATTTTCAGCAGCAAGTGTTCCATGATTAGTTTTACACTCAGCAATTTCATTTGTCGTATTTGCGATATGACTTTCAAGTGCTTTAATCTTATCAGCACTATTTCGTTCTAATGTTTGTATCAAAGCAACGATGCTCTGCATACGTTCAGTATGTATAGCAACATCGCTTTTAATCTGTATCATTGCATCTTTCAATGATTGGACTTTATCTTTAAGTACCGTATTCATTTTTGAAAAGATTTGTATGTCCAATAAATCTTCAATGATTTGTCTACGGTCTGCTGCACTCAATTGCATAAATGGTGTGAATGATGCACTGCCCAAAACGACAATCTGCGTGAAAGACTTATGATTAAGTTTGAGAATGTTTTTCTCTAAATGGTCTTGATAATCTTTTACGGATGCATTCTGAGTAACCAATTTGTAGTCACAATAAACTTCAAAGATTCCTGGCTTCAAACCACGAACGACTTTATAGAATTTCGTACCAATCATAAATTCAATTTCTACAACACAATCACGTTGATTGATGCTGTTCAACAATTGTGGTTTGTTGATATTACGAAACGGTTTACCAAATAGACCAAAGCACAAAGCATCAAGCATTGTAGACTTGCCTGATCCATTTGCGCCAATGATAAGCGTGTTTGAAGAATCACATAGATTCAACTCAGTAAAGTAATTACCAGTTGATATGAAATTTTTCCATCTAAGTTTTTTAAAAATTATCATTATCTAAATTTTGGTCCTAATACCCAGATCACTAAAGATTTCCTAACTCCTCTTGTCACAGGAGCAACTCTATGAATTAAAAACGATGGAAATATAATTGCTTTATTCTTTTCAGTAGGAATAGTTATCGGAATATCAGAAGAATCCATATTCATTTGAAATTCTCCACCTTCAAAATCATCATTTAATAAAAATGTAAGTGATATTTTTCTATTGCCATTAGAAATTTCATCAAGGTCTATATCCATATGAAATTTATATTCACCCAGTTCTTTAGAATCATATTCACTATATTGAATCATTTCATAACCATTTAAATCAAAATTGAAATATTCTTCGTTTATAGATTCTATAATATAATTAAATCTATTAAAAATTAATGAAGTATTTTCATTCTTATAAAAGAAATTTATATTTGATTTTCTTATATTTTCATCATTAATCTGATTTCTAATTTTACCTTTTTCCAATTTAAAATTGGAACACATATCTATTATTGATTTTAATTCATCATCGGAAAAAACATTTTCCCAATAACACCAAGAATGTATTTTATTTTCTCTTTCTCTAGGATTATTTGTTATTCTTTTATACCTCATTCTTTATCCTCCAATGACAATGCTTCAACATAAAGTTCTTGCATCAGATTCTTTAATTTATTTGGTGCAACATTCAATTCTTGACCATCAATGTATTTGGAAAGAATTGTCATGGTGTCTTCTGCTTGATTGATTATATCATCATTTGACTCTACTTGTGAAGTAAAATCTTCAACTATTTGTAAATCAGCTGGTTCTGTTTTCATAATTACATTAACAACATTATCAAAAAGATTTTGATCAGTTTTGTTTACGACGATGAGTTTTACGTAAGTGTCTTTATATAGATTATTTGCTTTCATGGTATACTGAAGATTGCCCAAGAATCCATTCTCACCATAGTTTTTGGTATCATCATAATTTACTTTGTAAAACATGCGATATGGATTCTCAATGAATTCAACGACATACGTGTCTGTATCCAAAATGGCAATGTATTTCTGGTCACGATAATCACTCCAATATAATTCATATGGTGTACCAAGATATGTTACATTGTTTCTTTGTGAGAACGTATGAAAGTGTCCACTGTATACGCTATGATAATTAGAAAGAATTTGATCATTTAATCCCTCATGATGTGGTGCAACATTCTTCATCATAGCATAACCTGATAACTCAAAATGCCCACAGCATACGTAGGATTTACTTTCGTTGATAAAATTCATAACGTCAGATTGATTCTCTTTACATATCCATGGTATAAGATCCATATTCCATTGTTCAATGGTTGTAGAATCTTTTACTACAGTAATATTGGAATAGTCCGACAATAGCAATTCTGGTGAATTGACTGATACACTTTCTTTCCAAAATATATCATGATTACCTAAAAGCGTGTACATGTCAATATCATTATCGTACATAGGCTGAAAGAAGTATTTTCTAGCCTCTGTTAATGTTTGAAAATTGATATATTTTCTTCTATCAAACAAATCACCTAACTGAATGATTTGTTTGATACCAAGTTCATTTAGTTTAGGAAAAAAGAATTCGCTATAAAACTTTTCATAATAATTATGGAATACTTTGCTGTCGTTTCTTACACCAAAATGAGTATCACCGAGTAGACATACCTTCATAACGTTTTTTCAACTTTGCACTGGTTAAATGTTTGTCAATTGTATCACGGATGTTCTTTAAATGCAACATCGCCTGCTCTTTCAAATCGCTAGGCGATTTCTTGTTGTCAATAATTTTAATCCAGTGTTCAACTTGCACTGGTAATGGCGTCTGCATCATCGTCCTCCATAAACTCTTCAAGTTTGCTCTTACGCTTTCGGATTTTTCTTCGCTTGTTATCTTCAAACGTGTTAATAAAATCTCTAATGAATTCTTCACTATAACTATCATGAAGAATACCATTGAGATGCCCTGCTACTAAATCTTCACCATTATTCTCAATCAACGAATTAATGACTTCGTTTTCCATTGACTTGTACTTGACATACAATTGTTTCTTTTCTTTTTGGATTCTGCGAAGAAAAGCGTAGTAAATAATTTGTGTAAAGTACGCAAATGGATTACTTGACTTATCTGGATCAAAGTTGTCAATGTAAAGAAGACAGTTCTCTACACCATCAGAAATCATATCGTCTTTAAATGTATAATTAGCAAAATTTGGTTTTCGTGCAAGATGTGACGCAATCTTGAAAATACACTCACCAATATATTCTGGTACTCTAGGTCTTTGCGTACCATTTTCTTTTGAAATTTTAACTTTAGCACGAAAGTCCTTCATCTGTTCTAAAAACTTTTCGTTATCAACATAATGTTTTCTTGTCATATTTTTTACCTCAGTGTCTTGACATATAATTTTCATACTGATACAATGGCGGTGTCAGCGGTGATCAATGAATAGTATTGTTCTTAATGTTACTAAATGCTTTGTCTGTCTCTTCAGATTCATCAGAGACTTCTTCATTCTCAGAATCTCCGTCATAATATTTTACAACAGACTCAGCGTATGCACCCTCTATTTCTTCAGACACTTTACCAATTGCTACAACAGAGTTTTTACTAAATGCGACAGACTCGGGCTCAAAGAGAAAGTCCCAACGAAGCAATGCAAGATTCAATCCATTATTATTTGGTAATAACATAGCACGAACAGGAAATTCCATTGTGATAGTATTTTCTGTGTTCGTCAACACTTTACCAACCACATTTTCACCAGTCGCTAGTTTAAGTATTAGTATTTCCAAAATGTTATCCTTTTAATTCTATGGTGTAAATTTTATATTCAAACTTTTCTTCACCATATATTCTCATTCTTTCAGAAAAATGCATCAATGTAAAATTCTTCTTTGCTTTGTAAGACATATCGTCCGCTATGTCATAGAGTGTTGCAGTCTCTTTATTTTCACCAAGTCTAAGCCCACGACCAATAGATTGAAGTGTTCTAATTTTACTCTTACTCGGTGACGCAAATATAATGTTATGTAAATTCCGAATATTAATCCCTGTAGAAAAGGTGCCGTACGATGCAACAATTATAGCATTATTTTGGTTTTCTGTCAACTGTCTAATGTATTCTCTTTCATCAACATCAACACCACCGTGAACAAATGATACATGTTTATCTTTTATTGTACTATTAAACATATCATATAAAACTTTGCCATGCTTTTCTACTAACTGAAATAAAACAAGTGTATTGCCTTTAAGACTTGTCGCAAGATTTCTTATGAATCTATTTCGTTCATAGTTTGTAACAAGATAATCTATCTCATCTTGATACTTATAATTTTTAGCATTTTTACTATTTTGTTCAGTATGCTTCAGTATCAATGCTTTAATCTTAAATGCTGCAAGTTTACCTGTGTCAATTAATTCTTTTGTTGTCGTTACAGAAAATTGCTTACCAAATAAACCTTCTAAAACTAATTTGTGCGTTTGAGTGCCGTCTAGTGTACCAGTCAGACCGAAGCGATATTTGCATCGTGTCATTTTAGATAACAGTGTTGTGAGGGATTTTGCTTTGAATTGATGTGCTTCATCACCTATGACAACATCAAACTGATCAAACCATTTTGCATCCAATTTGTAGATAGACTGCCATGTAGAAATTACAATCTGTTTATTTGGACTCTTATCTACACCTGCCATAATTTGATATATGTATTTATCACTGTCATATCCGTAGTCTTGCATGTCTTTAGACAACTGTGCAACTAATGATATTGTTGGCACAATGATAAGTGTCTTTGCGTTATAATATCTAGTAAGTAGATATATGATCAATGATTTTCCTGATGCTGTAGGTGAAACAAGTAATGCTCTGTTTTTTCTGACGCATCTTATGAAAGAGTTTAATTGATAGTCACGGACTTCAAAAGGTATATTTAATGTAGCAATAAAGTCTGATGCTTCTTTGACTGAAAATTCTGTTTCAAGTTCTAGATTGTCAGCAATCTCGTATTCATATTCTCGCTCAACTGCAAACTTTTTAACGTAGTCAATCAGTCCACCATAGAGTGTATGGTTCTGTGTATTGAATAAGCGAATCTTGCCGTCCCATAGCTTATTTCTAAATGCGGGCATGAATTTATATCCGGGGACATAGAATGTAAAGTATTCAGACAACTCTGCGGCCATAGATCGTTCGCATTCCACTTTTATGTAGACTTCATCGTAATAACGTATTTTAATTATTTCGTAGTTCATTATAAAATGATGTTGAGGATAAGTTAAAATATTTCATTGCATGTGTGACTGCATCAAATTCAATACCTCTAAACACAATCTTCTTTCTATTATATGCTGATCTATCTTTCATTCTTTCAGAGTGTTCTTTTGCTTGTCTTTTTTGAGATTCAGTTCTATTATTACCTCTAAGTTTGTTTGTAGACCAATCAATATGATCTCTTTTCTTTCCTATATTTGCATTGGCTATTTTTTGTCTTGTTTCTTTTGAACGTGTTGCTCCCAGGGCATTTCTTTGTCCTACTCGTGATTTAGACATTTTCTTTTTTGTTTCTTCTGAGTGTTTTTTACCTTTCATACCAGAATCATTCATTCCTTTATTCCATGACGGTCCGGAATTCCATGACTGTTTGAAAGAATCAAATAACTCATCTTCAGATGGCATTTCGTTGAAAACAGAATCGGAAATGGGATCACTAGGTTCAATATTTAAAATTTTGCAAAGATTGAAATATATAGTAGTAGACATGACGTTACTCCTCTTTAGTATCGTTTTGTTTAGAAGAGAAAGATGCGCCAACATCTTTCTCTTCGTTTCTACTATTTATAATCCTTGAGTAAACCGACGCCATTCTATAGCGTTCTTGATTTGAAAATTTCTTTGATTCAGATTCTTAATGATTTCTTCAAGCAAAGACATTTTTTCTTTTTGATTGACAATTTTCATGTTATGTTTTATGATGTCCGAATCAGATTCTATGTGCATCTCAATTTCATGTTTCATGAGTTTCTTGGGAAATGGAATCCAGTTCAATTCATCCAGTTCATTCTGAGACATTCTACCGTTATAGTATTCATGTTTCTTCAATGATATATCTTTGACTTCAAATTCATGCGCTTTGAGTCTGCGCCTTTCTTCAAAGTAAATCTTCATATATTTACTATGTAGCTGAGGTATTTTGATTGATTCTTCGCCTAACTCAGTAGAATCTATCTCAGCATCTTTGCGCCATTCTTCTAAAATTTGATCTAGTGTCATAATATAAACTCATAGTTTAAATAACTATGAGTGTAACATATTTAAGAATAATTTTCAAGTGTATAGTATGTATAACCAAATGTAACTGTAGTGGTGCTAAACTCATGTGTTCCACCGATGGATGTAAATTGAATCTCACCAATCTCTACAGGAAATATATCTTTAAAGTTTACAATTCTATTTGGATTATTTGCGTTCGTTTTAATAATCAACGTTGCATCGGATGTAATGCTATTGTTTCTACCTGGGATTTTTGTGAGTGAACCAAGTTTGTCTGTGCCCTGAGGATTACCTAGCTGTGTAATCCAATCATAGATTTCAGACCAACCTTCTAGATTCTCATCTACAATAATGTTAGCAGTTAATTGACCAAAAACTAATTGATTTCCTGGTATAGGAGTTGCAACAAACGGATTATTGACAGTAGTATTTAATAACGTAATACCAGGTAAATTAATACCTTGCACAAAAAATGTGAGGTTCGGTAATCGTTTGATGACAAATTCAAATTTGTTATCAGAAAGAAAACTTTTATTTAATGGTTCAAATGCAAGTTCTGCCATAGCTGCTCCTATTGCCTTCTATTTATGAAAACAAAAAAGGGGATCTTGCGATCCCCCCTAAGATCCGATATTTTCCGGATTACATCAAATTGCTTACTGCAAAGCGGCGATAGTAAGTATTCTTGTTGCTGAAAGAAATTGTACCGTCTGCTGCTGAAGTTGCAAATGGGTTTGCTACCATGCCATAGCGTGTTTTGAAACCGATCTTTGGCTGGAATGTGTCTTGACCAACTGCACGAACCATCTGGAGAGGAACGTATGGACAATAGAACATACCTGCGTCAAATGCTGAAGAACCTTTGTAGCCGATTGTAGCGTAATGAACACCACTAGATGCTGCAAAATATGGATCAATATAAACACGAATACGGCCGTTTAGAACACCTGCGAATGTGTTGCCTGTGTCATCAACTTGAAGATTGTTTGCAAGTGCTGGTGTATAATCTAGAACACCTGCCATCTGAAGTGCTGAAGCAACGTCAGAGGAGCAAATCATGATGTTACCTTTACCGCGGCGTGTTGCTTTAGCAATTGCGTTTGCTTCACGCTCAATCTGGAACATCAAGCCTTTAAATTTTTCAACTGACCAACGGCCGTTAGCGTCAACGTCTAGATCAAATGTGCCTGCGACTGCAACGTTTTCTTGTGCACCAACTGTAGCGGAAATATTCACTTGACGAACAACTTCACGATTGATTTCAGCAAGAATTTCTGTTGAAAGAATGTTAGCAAGTTCTTGTTCTGCATCAAGACCGTGAACTGCTTTAAGATCCTGTGCAAGTTCCATTGTGTATTCTGCTTTAAGCGCAC